ATTAACACTTGGGCGCATTGAGCCCTGCAAAGACCAAGTAGGAGGACTGAATGCGGTCTACTTCATCAACTCCATTGACTTGGCACAAATTTCCTACGACACCGCTGACACGGATGTCATTGACCAGTTGGCCACTACTGCCACGAGTGCCTACAAGTACGACTTGAAAGGTACCTCTAACTTCGAGCAGGCCATCACTTCCAGCCGTGACAACGGCACGACCTTCTTCGAGCAGGTGTTGAACATCGTATTGAAGAAGCAAGATGCCGACACCCACAAAGAGGTGAAGTTGCTCGCTTGGGCGAAGCCCGTGGTGATTGTCGAGGACAACAACGGCAACGCTTGGGTGATGGGCTTGGAACACGGTTCAGAAGTAACGGGAGGTTCTATCGTAACTGGTTCTGCAATGGGAGACCTTACGGGCTACAACTTGACCTTGACTGGTCAAGAGCGTGTACCCGCAAACTTCCTGCTCGGAGCGGTGGCGAATAACCCGTTCGCTGGATTGCTTGGTACAAAACCTACAATCGTACTTGGGTCGTAATTAGACCAACGGGACGTGAGAGGGGGCTTCGGCCCCCTTTCTTTTTTCACACAAGTCCCACTCTTGGGTTATATAGGTATGACTTTCGTATCATATAAAGCCCAGAACACTATCACTCTGCCCGTGCGTGACTGGCAAGTAGGGGTTGACACCCTCGCTGGGTACAATACAACGTGGCGTGTGCAGATGGTTCTCTACTCTAAAGACGGACGCACGGACACCATCTACAACGTGACCTCCCCTACCTTTGACGCAGACACTCGTGAGTTCACTTTCACTTACAATACCACGCCACTCGATGCCGAGGTAGTGTATATGATTCGCCTCACGGAGCAGACCTTCAACGTGGCTTGGACAAACACCAAGATACTCGCATTCGACCGCCTGCTGATGCTTCCGAGTGGTCAAACAACAAGCACCTATCAACCCGTCCTCCCGACAGTAGAGGAGACAATGAACAATCAGTTCAAGATTTATGGAGAATAACATTCGCCTCGTTCAGTTCGAGTCCTACGTTGCACCTGCAATCGTGGAGAATCCCCGCCTTGATTGGGTGGAATATGGGGATGACAACAACTACTACCAATACCTTATTGACCGCAGAAACGGCTCCGCCACGAATAACGCCGTCATAACGGGTATCGTGGATATGATTTACGGAAAGGGGCTTGACGCTACCGATTCGGCTACCAACCCGTCCGCATTCCTTGAGTTCCGCAGATTGATTTCGGAGGAGTGCGCCTACCGCTTTGCGAATGACGTCTACTGGCTGGGCAACGGAGCGTTGCAGGTGTTGTGGAACGCTGACAAATCAGCAATCGCAGAGGTGACGCATATGCCAGTGCAGACATTGCGAGCCGAGAAGTGCGACCAAGATGGAACCATCAAGGCGTACTACTACGCTTGGGACTGGACGAAGGTTCGGAACCGCTCTGGAGTGCAGCGCATCGCCGCCTTTGAGGAGTCCAACGAGAAGCGTGAAATCTTTTACTACCGCCCCTATTCGGCAGGTTCGTACTACTACTCACCCCCTCGCTACTTGGCGGCTTTGCCGTATGCGGAGTTGGAGGAGGAGATTGCGAACTACCACATCAATAACATCAAGAACGGACTCGCTCCGTCAATGATAATCAACTTCAATAACGGCATCCCACCGCAGGAGGAGCAAGACAATATCAACTCTACCATCGCCCAGAAGTGGCAGGGAAGCACCAACGCAGGTCGTTGGATTCTTGCTTTCAATGACGATAGTACAAAGGCGGCTACGATCGAGCCAGTCACCCTGTCGGATGCCCACTTGCAATATGAGTTCCTTTCTTCAGAGTCCGCTCAAAAGGTTCTTGTAGGCCACCGCATCACGTCTCCGATGCTCTTTGGTATTAAGGAGAACACGGGGCTTGGAAGCAATGCGGACGAAATCAAGAACGCTTACTTGCTTCTGGATAATACGGTGATTCGCCCTATTCAGATGGGCATCTTAAAGGCCTTTGACGAGCTGCTTGCGGTGAACAATGTCGCTTTGAATTTGTACTTCAAGCCGCTCTCTCCGATGGAGTTCAACGACATCAAGGTCACGGACTCCACAACAGTCGAGGAAGAAACGGGAGTGAAGGAAGCCGACCAAGTGACTACGGAAGTGGTATCTACCGTGAACGAGGAAATCGCACAGAAGGAGGCATCGTACAACGGAGCGCAGATTGCGTCCTCTCTTGACATTATGCGAGCCGTACAGGAGGGCGTTCTTACGCAAGACCAGGCCATCACCTTCCTTGTGCAGATGTTGCAATTTGAGCCGTCTGTTGCGAAGGCGTTATTCGCAGGGAACTCCTCTGCGGTCATCACCCAGATGAAGTCGCAAAAAAAGCTTGAAGCATCAGCCCCTGCCTCCGAGGAGTTGGTGCGTGAATTGACCTCGCTTGGAGAAGACGAGGATTTGGAGGAGTGGGAACTGGTCGGTGACGAGCAGCTTTCAGAGCAAGATATAGTAAAGATGCGGGAGGTGAACTTCGCCTCCACAGGAAGCGCATTCCCGAACGCCAAGAGCGCACAAGACGGCGTGACGAAGGAAGGGTTCAAGTATAAAGTTCGGTACGCTTATTCGGGCGAAAAAACGGGTGAGCGGGCTTTCTGCCGATTGATGCTACAAGCCAACAAAATCTACCGCATCGAGGACATAAATGCAATGAGCGAAAAGGTCGTCAACAAGGGATTCGGTGAGGGCGGTTCAGACACCTACGACATCCTGTTCTATAAAGGCGGCCCGAACTGCAAACACTTCTGGATGCGGAAGACCTATCTCTCAAGAGCGAAGGGAGCAGCACCCGACCCCAAGAACCCACGTTCCGAGGTAAGCGTGAACGACCTCCGCAAGTTGGGAGTGAAGTTACCCGTGAATGATTCGTTAGTCGCCAAACCGCCTATCTCGCAGGACTATCGGGGCTACACCCCAGAGTATGCAAAAAAGATAGGTATCCCCAAATAAGGTTATATAACTATGTATCCCCTCTTTATCTCCCCCGATGACCTCGTCAAGCGCACCGCCATCAACGGCAATGTCGACCGTGACCAGATGGTGCAGTTCATCAAGATAGCCCAAGACATTCACGTTCAAGCACTTCTTGGTACGGCCTTGTACAACGCCTTGAAGAACGACGTCTTAAACGATACGTTGACAGGCAACTACGAAACCTTGATGACCGACTACGTGCAGGACGTCTTGGTGCATTACGCAATGGTTGAGATACTTCCTTTCCTTGCTTACAAGGTGAGCAACGGTGGTGTGTTCCGAAAGCAATCAGAGAACTCGGAAGGCATCGATAAGAGTGAATTGGAATACTTGATTCAGAAGGAGCGAGATACGGCTGAACACTACGGAAGACGCTTGGTATCGTACTTGACTTTCTACGGATCGCTTACCCCAGAGTATTATGAGAACCAAAACGGACAAATGTATCCCACCGATGGTCAATCGTTCCACGGCTGGTACCTATAAAGTGAAGCCAGAGAACGAAGTGAAGTTGATAAATTTCTTAAAAGAGCAAAATGGCAAATAGCATCGGGTGGGGTAATATCTACTGCTCCTCTTATTGGGGAGACGAAGATTACAATACGAGGGCAATAGGTGACGTACCTACTTGCTTTGGTAACGCATATATTTATGCGGATGCGTATGTTGCTCGTGTAGCCGCCGATAGCGGAACCACCGAAGGTTACGAGTGTTTGGTTAACAAAATTGACGCCTTAAATTACAACTGATGAGTTATTACGATGACGCTTCGCTGGTGGTTATTCCAAGCGGATACAAAACGAGCAAGGTATATGCCGAGAAACCTACCGACGGCAGCGGTGATTTAGCCTTCACCCGAACAGGGGACACGGCAACCCGTGTAAATTCTGCGGGCATTATTGAGAAGGTGCGGACAAACTTGGCCTTAAATAGCGAAGGAAATGTAAGCACTTACAATACGGCTATTAATATAACGAATGCCACAAGCAGTTTTAATTCATTTGCTAATGCTATACAAATTCCAAGCACTGGAACAAGCGTAGCGTACAAATCTGTTGTTACAACAGCCCAGCCGTATAGTATATCCGTTTATATCAAAATGGATGATAATTCTGTTCCTGTTCTTTCAAGTAGTACAACGTCTGGAAATGTCTCTTTAATTATAGCGGGAAGTTTTGCTACTGACAATCTAAAAGTAGAGAGCGTCGGTAATAATGTTTACAGATTAAGCGGAAGCGCAATAGGTTCTGGAGCCAGTAATAACAATGGAGTAGTTCGCTACGATACTCAAACATTAAAATCTTTTAAGATTGCGGGAATACAGCTTACGGTTGGCGATGTAGCAACAGCCTACATCCCCACCACCACAGCAGCGGTATCGGTAGGGCCAACGGCTAATACTGCCCGCCTTGACTATTTAGGTAGCACTTGCCCCCGCTTGATTTTGGAAGGTCAGCGGACGAACTTGGTAACGTTCAGCGAGCAGCTGAATAATGCGGCTTGGACAAAAGACAGAGTAACGGTAACGGCTAACGTAACTACCGCCCCCGATGGTACGGTAAGTGCGGAAAAGGTAGTAGATACTTTGCAGGGCAATAACGCATACCGTATTTACAATGGTGCTACTCTTTCAGCAATCTCGTATAGCGCAAGCTTTTACGTTAAGGCAGCAGAGTACAGCTGGGTTTACATTCGCATAGGAAACAGCTTGCGAGTTTGGTTTAACGTAACTACTGGAGTAGTAGGTGGTGCGGATAGTGGGATGGCTGGTAGAATTGAAAACGCAGGGAATGGCTGGTACCGATGCACCGCAATTATCACAACCGCAACAGCTGGAGGCGGCTTTGCTTTGCTTGGCCTAACAAATGCTAACAACGTAGAAACCTACACGCCAACCACTGGAGGTCAGGGCGTTTTTGTATGGGGCGCACAACTTGAAGCTGGAGCCTACGCAACATCCTACATACCAACCCTTGCAGCATCCGCAACACGCTCGGTTGACGACGCAACAAAAACGGGCATTACTTCGCTTATTGGCCAGACTGAAGGCACTTTGTTTTTGGATTTTGAAGGTGGTGCAAACGATTCCGCTAACCACTTTTTAGGACTTTCCGACGGCACAACTGGCAACCGTATTGTAATTGTACGTTCAAGCTCTAACACTTTGTACGCACAAATTCGTGTTGGTGGTGTTGAGCAGGCTTTCATCCAGACGGCTACACTTACTGCTAACACTCGCTATAAGTGCGCTATTGCATACAAAGCAAACGACATTGCGTTTTATGTTAACGGGGCGTTGGTAGGTACTGACACCTCCGCAACTATTCCAGCAACAAGCGTTTTTGCAACCAATACTGGAGTAAGCTCAAGCTTTTTTGAACGGGCGATTAATCAAACTCTTGTTTTTAAGACACGCCTAACAAACGCCGAACTCGCAACACTTACCACCCTTTAAGATGCAACACTTTAGGAAATACGCCTTTGCTGACTGGGCAACATCCAAAGCAGCAATCCAAAAAGAAGTAACAACACCCGAAGGAGTAGAACTCGTCTGGAATCAAGACCTCGTTTCTTGCGTAGTGGAAATCGGCCACCTATGTACGCAATGGGGAACCGATGCCGCGGGCTTACCCGTATGCGAAGCAACCGACCCACTATACGCCGTGGATATTGTGTGGCAGGATACGGCTCTTGCTGCGTACGAAAGTGCGTTGGTATGGCCTAATCCCTGCGGTGTAAACTCTTTTGGCTACACGTTAGATACGGAATACGCCCAAGCGTTCTGCGTAGCGAATCCTGATGCCGAGTATTGTCAACCCCCAGCACCAATCGAAGAATGAAAACAGATAGCACAAGCGCAGTAGCGACGTCTTGGAGTTTAGCCGTTGGTGGATTAACGATTGCCGAGGTACATCAGATTGCGGGGATGGTAGTAATGCTGACCTCTTTCGTGTACACGTTGTGGCGTTGGAACCGAGATATTCGTAATGATAAATAGAATCTTTGCAAATCCAAAAACTACCGTTATAGGGCTTATCTTAATTTCATTCGGGGGAATCCTCGTTTGGTTTGAGAAAGCCTCGCTAACGGAGTTTAGTGCGTTTATTATGGGTGGGTTTGCGTTAATGATGAGTAAAGATGGCGAAGGAGACAACCAAAATCAAGAAGTCCAAAAGAAAACTCGGACGGCACACAAAAAGCCAAAACAAAAAGTCGACGAGTAAACCGTATCGAGGCCAAGGCCGGTAATTCGGAAAATGTCCGAATTATCCACCATTAACTTGCACTTTGAAGCGTAATGATGCTTAAAAGGGACAAAATGACTACAAATAGTGCGTTTTAATACACGTTATGAAACTATCTGAAAACTTTACACTTGCCGAGCTTACGGATACAGATACCGGTTTGCCTAACAATCCAAGCCAAGACGAAATCCGCAACCTAAAACTATTGGTGCAGAAAGTCCTGCAACCGGTACGGGATAAGTTCGGAGTGATAAACGTAACGAGTGGATTCCGTTCACCAGGAGTAAACTCTGCCGTAGGCGGTAGTGCAACAAGCGACCACGTACAAGGTAGAGCTGCGGATATTCAATGCGAGGATATGGCTGCTGTATTTAAGTACATACGCAAGAATTTGCCGTTTAAGCAACTTATTTGGGAATTTGGTACCGATGCTCAACCGAAGTGGATTCACGTCGCCTACGACGCTAATAACAACAAAGGAGAAGTATTAAAAGCAATTAAGAAAGGTGGAAAAACAAAATACGTCCAATTTTAACGACTGGTTAAATGAACTCGAAGAACTACCCACACCCCCTGCTTGCAGCATTGATAATCCTGATTGCGAGTCTTGCTCTGGGTAGTTGCTCTGCTGAATACCATTTGCGCCAAGCCGTAAAGAAAGGTGCAAATGTTTGGCAAACGAAGTGGGATACTACAATCGTAACGAAGGAACGTAACTTATGGGATACGCTCACGCTTAACAATGTAGATACCGTAGTTGTCCAAAAGGACAACATTCGGATTAAGATTGTTAGAAACTTTGATACCATCCGATTGCAAGCGACGTGCTTGCCGGATACGGTGCAAGTAACCAAGTACATTAACACCAAGATTGCGACCAAGGGAAAAGGTGATTGGGAGAAATACCTAATGCTGTTTGCAGTTGGTATGCTGCTTATAGTCCTAATAAGGCAATAGAGGTACTTTTCCTGCGTTCTAACGCATTATCTATCTAAATTGGATAGATTGTATCACTTGACTAATAAAATGCGTGTAAACGCAAATTTTCTTTTATTTTTAATTTTACCTAACTATCAAGTTACTTAAGTTAGTTTTAAGTTTAGTTATAGTTATTTAGATATTTAAGTT